GCAATCTCTAGCCTATTCATTTCTTTTTTCACTTGTTCATGTGTAGAACTCACATATACCCTGAATCCACCCTATATGAGGATTAGGCGGTATAGGTCGGAACGAAAACCGTCCTATACTCTAATCTTAAGGAAGCCCCTACTTCCCTTTTCACCCGTGCCAGTAATCTAACGGATAATTCTATATTCCGGAAAGAAATATGACATTTGGCGGGAGATAACGACGGGTTAGTCACCCGTTGTAAGTTGGGGAATGCTGCAATCTGTAAAGAAAGCAGAGTCTTGGTAAAGACTTATGAAATACCGAAGCTGATCCGAAGTGCATATAGCTCTTATTGGTCTACCTATTTTCCTAGTATCTTTCCTCAAAGAGAAAAGAAAAGACGGAGTTCTAGATAGATAAGTATATGCCATCGTTCTGGTTCCTGTGGACGTAGGCCGTATGGCCCCTCTATTAAGAGCATAGGTCCAATGATTGTGTCCCGAAAGGGAGTTAATTTCACAATCCTACTTGGGCCCTCTATAAGCGTCATGTCCGTATGCGTCCTATACTTTGTATATTTAACCAAAATATAGAAGACAGCGGTTAGACCCTAATAAGGTCGCAAGCCAAGAAGCAGTAAACTATTCTGGGGATGGAATCCCAGCTTTAGCTTATTACGATGATCTCTAAGAGATACGAGGAGTAGGTGTCACATGTACTATCTTGATGGTAAGAAACGGACACAGCAGAAGCTGCCATCCGATTAATCCCGGCTCAAGAGCAACATGAACTCATATTCCAGGCTGGCAACTGGTCCAGGATAAATATCCAGAACCTTATTTGACAACATGAAATCTTCATTCACATTACTTTTCCACATGACATCTTATGTCTTTAACAAACCTGAGCACGATATGTACCGAACCATTGATGCTAACCGAGCGAGAAATCGTTTCGTCGTAGTAGATCCAATGGATCCTACAGGACTACTTTATCTGACTTCTCGACAGTATGAACGCTATTCGCTAGTTCAGAAATCGAATGAAGATGAGTTGGACGTACTAATACGACCAGGTGAATCTTTCAAACCGCTACCAACACCGCAAGGTGTTGGCTCTGACGAAACTCCGAAAGGAGGGGGGTCAGGGGGCGGAGGATCTCCATCCTCCCCAAGCGTAACCCCACCGTTGTTCCCGAAAGGGAGACAACGGCGGACTTTCTTGGAGTCATTGAAAGACGCCTTCAAACTTTTCAAGGGTATGTTTAAAGACATGCCTCGAGGAAAGGATAA